CTTTATGTAGAGTACGTGAGTGCTTATATATCAATTCACACGTGTTCGTGGCACGTAAAACTAACGATAGGAGGAGATATTAATTTATGCGTGAATTTTTAAAAGGTCTTGAATTAGACGAAGAAACTATTGATACGATAATGGCAGAATATGGCAAGAACGTAACAAGATATAAAGAGGAAATTGATGATTTCAAAAATCAAGTTAGTTCTTATCAAGATACTATTAATGAATTAAATAGTAAAGTTGATACTGATTCAAAATCATTAGAAGATTTACAAAATTTAAAAAACGAAAACATTGACTTAAATGCTCAGTTGCAAATGAGTAAAAGAAATGTTAAAGACGAATTTTCTAAATTCGTTAAAAATGAAGTATTATCAATGGTTAATGATGATACAGACTTTGAAACTGCATTAAGCAATTTTGAAGAAGAACATCCACAATACTTTGGAGAAACACAAGTTATTAAAACAAGTAGTTCACCAAGTTTAGTGAATGATAATCAACCAAAAACATCTAATAGTATTATGAATGATATTATTAGAAATTCAATTTAATTAAAGAAAAGGAGATTTAAAAATATGGCAGGCATAGTTAGAAATGACGTAGACGCTTTAATAGAAACACAAGTTGCTAGCGAAATTTTTGAAGGAACTATTCGTGAAAGTAAAGCATTACAATTATTAAGACGTTTACCAAATGCAACAAGTGATAAAACAAAAATTAGAGTATTAGATAGTTTACCAGTTGCTTACTTCGTAGATGAAACAACTGATAACGGACGTAAGAAAATTACAAAAATGGCTTGGGATAAAGTATTTATCAACATAGCCGAATTAGCAGTTATCGTTCCAATTAAAGAAAACTTATTAAACGATACAAGCATTGATTTATGGGCAGAAATTAAACCACGTGTAGTTGAAGCGTTTGCACGTAAAATTGATGACGCTATTTTCTTTGGAACTGATAAACCAACAGAATGGAGAGATGGTTTAGTACCTTCAATCATAAGTGTTGGTGCAGAAGTTGATGAAACAGGAAATGGTTTATATAGTGATATTAATGATGTAATGACAAAAGTTGAGGAAAGTGGATATGAAGTAAATGGTTTACTTGGTGGCGTTGGCTTAAAAGGTAAATTCCGTATGATGACAGACACTACTGGACAACCACTTAACACAACTGAAATTGGTTCATTAAAGAGATACTATATGGACAATGGTGTTTGGGATAAAACTGCTTCAACATTAATTGCAGGTGATTTCAAACAAGCAGTATATCAAATTAGACAAGATGTTACATACAAAGTATTAACAGAAGCAGTTATTCAAGACCCTAGTGATGGTTCAATCTTATATAACTTAGCACAAGATGATATGGTTGCTTTACGTGTAACAATGCGTTTAGGTTGGGCTATTCCAAATCCTGTAAATGCAGAAAACGAAACTGAAACACGTTTCCCATTCGCAAGTTTAAAACCAAGCGGAACAACAAGTTTATAAAATTAAAGGAGGGCGTTTATGTTTGATGGACAATACTTGACTTATTTAGAATATCAAAGTTTAGGTGGCACATTGGAAGAAACGCCTTTTAACTTATTAGAATATGAAGCAAGAAAACAAATTGATTTAAGAACACAAAGAAGATTGATTAATCTTGAAACTATACCAAATGAAGTAAAATTATGTGTATATCATTTAATAGATAAAATAAATAGTTATGCTAGTACATTACAAAGTGCAAGTCAAAATAATGTAACGCAAGAAACGATTGATGGCTATTCAATAGCATATCTATCTCCAAGCGAAGTAAGTAATATTGTTTCCTCTAAAAACTATGAATTACAAGACATTATGATGACAGACTTATATGGTGTAATAGTCAATAATGAACACATAATTTACAATGGAGCATTATGATAACGAATAAAAAAGTAACGATATATCATAAAGCAGGACTAGATGTTGCTACACATTTCGAGTTATGGACAAGATATAATTACAATAATGTTTGGTGTTTTGGTGGAAAAGGTTCTGGAATTAATAAAGGTTACGAAAACGCCAATGACATTCAAGTTAGAATTCCTTATGGACAGAATGATAACGTGAATATTGGAAACTTCGCAATAGGTGATATTGTTGTAACAGAAGAACTTGATTTTGACATACAAACACAACAAGATTTAAAAGATTATGATGTCTATAATATAACAAGCATAAATAATAATGATTTTGGAGGAACTCCTCATATACATATCGGTGGTAAATAATGCAAATTAAAATGAAGCCTAATAGCGTAATAATTGCTAGTCTAGGTTTACAAGATAAAGGTCCAGTACATCAATGGTTTACTAATACGTGCGCCTTACATATGGACAAGTATGTTCCATTTGATACAGGTGCGTTAGCAGAAACGGTTGTTGTAAACGGACAAATCAATAAAAAGAATGTATATGAAAATGCGATAGTATACAATCAAAACTATGCAACATATGTTTATTATCCGTCATATAGAACAATACATCAAGATAAACATCCACAAGCAACAACGCTATGGGATAGAAAGATGTGGACGGCAGAAAAACATATTGTAGTTCGTGAAGTTCAAAATTATTTCAATAAGCGAGGTAGAAGATGAATGACGCAAGAATAACAAAATTAAGACAATATCTATTTGAAGTAATTAATACGCTTACAGACGATAGAAACTATCAAATAAACGCAGATATGTTAAGTAATAAAGTAGATGATTATTCATTAGATAAAATACCGACAGATAGCGATTTAGAAACGTGGATAATAGGTAATTCTATTAAGCAAGATACATTTAGTTTTAGAAGTAGAAAAGCGTATAGTCAAGATACAATTAACAATCTTGCAAACATTGGTTTTTTTGAACAATTTGAAAACAAAATAAAATCTAATAATGAAGCAGGCGTTTTACCTGATATTGAAGGAATAGAAAGTATTGAGTGTTTGAATTGTGGTTCAATGGTAACAAACGAAACAAACACATCAGTATTTGATATACAGATAAGAATAACTTATAGAGAATAGGAGGAAATATGGTACCAGATACAATAGAGAAAGTAAAAAGAAGTCAATTCTTAACATTTCTTGATACAACTCCAAGTGGTTCAACTCCAACGTGGAAAGTTCTTGGAATTGGTATTACAGATTATGGAATTGACTACAATCCACAAGTTGATACAGAAAAATGGATAATTGAAGATAACGCAAGAACAGACCATACATCAAATGAAAAACAATCAACCGTAACACAAAAGATTTATAAGAATGACCCTTGTTTTGAATTCGTTCAAGCAGGACGTGATGAATTAAATTATAAATCACACGTGTTAGATATTGATAGATGGAATGGAACTGGAACAACTTATCCTGCAAAAATGAGTGATGTAGTTATCACCGTTTCAACTTGGATGGGTGAGGAAGCAACTATCGAATATGATTTATATTATGATGGGGACGCAAAAGTAGGAACCGTAACATTTGACCAAGATGGTGTTCCAACATTCACAGAAACACAAGTAAGTTTATAAAAGTCTATTAAGGGCGAGGCGAAATTACGCCTTGCTCTTTTTAAATAAAGAAGGAGATATTATGGAAAATGAAATTAAGTTATCTAAAAGTAATGAGTTACGATTAAAGATAACAACAGATGATGGTAAAGATACAGGGAATGAACTTGTTTTTGATTTAGAGGACATTGGGCTATCTCTACGTTATCAAGAAATGATTGAAAAAGATAAAAAGAATAGAGATTGGTTGCAAAAAGAATTTATCATAATTGATAAAAGACAAGATGTAAAAGGTAAA